GCCATTTGGATAATTCTTTTTTGTGACATTTCCCAAACGGTTTTATATATCTCTTTTAATTCTGTAGGAATTTCTGGGATATTTTGAACAGAACCATTTTCCATAATTAATTTATTTTTGATGGTATCGTTCCACATACCAATCTTTAATAAATCTTTTACTAAATGTTTGTTAATTACAACAAATTCTCCACTTAAAGTTCTTCTCAAGTAAAGATTTGTTGTGAATGGTTCAAACGCTTCATTGTTACCCAAAATTTGTGCTGTAGATGCCGTTGGCATAGGTGCAACTAATAACGAGTTTCTAACACCAAATTTGATGATTTCTTTTCTTAGTGATTTCCAGTCCCATCTACCTGAAGTGTCCTTATCAGTTTTACCCCACATTTGATATTGTAAAATACCTTGAGATAAAGGTGATCCTTCAAATGTTTCATAAGCACCTTCTTTTTGTGCTATCTCCATTGAAGATGTTAGTGCAGCAAAATAAATTGTTTCAAAAATTTCCACTTGGATTTTATCCGCCAATTCACTTTCAAATGCAATACCTAACAAACAGAAAATATCTGCTAAACCTTGAATACCTAAACCTACTGGTCTGTGTCTAAAGTTAGAACGTTTAGTTTCTTCTGTCGGGTAATAATTTAAATCAATCACATTGTTTAAGTTCCTAACAATTTGCTTAGTAGTTTCATATAATAATTCATGATTGAACTCACCATTAATAATATATTTTGGTAAAGCGATTGACGCTAAATTACAAACCGCTTGTTCATCGGCAGATGAATATTCGATAATTTCAGTACATAAGTTAGATGACTTGATTGTACCTAAATTCTTTTGGTTTGATTTATAATTTGCAGGGTCTTTGTACAACATGTAAGGTGTACCTGTTTCCATTTGCGCTTCTAAAATCTTATCCATCAATTTTCTTGCCTTTACAACTTTACGCGCTCTACCTTCTTGTTCGTATTGTTCATATAATTTTGTAAAGTTCTTTTCTTCTGGTGTATCATATGTATCAGATAAACCTGGAGCTTCGTCTGGTGTGAATAGTGACCAATCACCATCTTCCTCAACTCGCTTCATGAATAAATCTGGAGTCCACATTGCTAAAAATAAATCTCTAGCACGCATCTCTTCTTTACCAGTATTTTTTCTTAATTCAATAAATTCAAAAACGTCTGAATGCCAAGGTTCTAAATAAATTGCAAATGAACCTTTACGTTTACCACCTTGATTAATCCAACGAGCAATTTCATTGTATGTCTTCATCATAGGGATTAAGCCATCAGATTCACCGCCTGTACCCTTTATATACGCACCCTTTGCTCTAACATTGTGAACGTGTAATCCAATACCACCGGCCCATTTAGATATGTGTGCAACGTCTTTAATTGTTGAAAACAACCCCTCGATACTGTCATCTTTATTCGCTAATAAGAAACATGATGACATTTGTGCCTTTGGTGTTCCGGCATTAAACAATGTTGGTGTTGCGTGTGTATATAAATGAGTAGACAAATCATCATAGATCCTTAAGCCCATTTCTAAATCACCATTACAAATACCCATAGCAACTCGCATATAAAGATACTGTGGTCTTTCAACTATTTTTTCGCCAATCTTTAATAGGTATGATCTTTCTAAAGTTTTAATCCCAAAAAAATCAAAATCTAAATCCCTTTCGATATCAATCGCTGAGTCAATTACTTCTTTGTTTTCCAAAACAAAATCATATAGATTTTTTGAAATCAATGATGATTCTTTTCCAGTTTTAGGTTCATTGAAAGAATATAATTGTTTAATACATTGTGAAAATTTATTTGGTGTTGATTTATGTAAATTTGAAACAGCAATTCTACCAGCTAATTTTGCGTAATCTGGATGAGTTGTTGTCATTGATGCGGCGGTTTCAGCCGCTAGTTTATCTAACTCTAATGTACTAATTCCATCATATATCCCTTGCGTTACTTTAAGAGTGATGTATGTTGGGTCAATATATTCCAAATTTAAGTCATGACAAAGGGCACTAATTCTTTTAGTAATTTTGTCATATCTCATTTCTTCTAATTCACCGTTTCTTTTTTTTACCTTCATTTTTTATTATTTTAAAAATCCATGTCAGAAAATGCGCTGTCAAGTTCTTCTTCAGCTTTATTATGTACTCCTGCTTTTTGGTACTCAGCAACTCTTTTTTCAAAGAAATTGGTTTTACCTTGAATAGCGATATTCTCCATGAAGTCAAATGGATTCGCTACGTTGTATACTTTAGAACAACCTAAAGCAACTAATAACCTGTCTGTGACAAATTCAAGATACTGAGACATTAAATCTGAGTTCATACCGATTAATCTAACAGGTAACGCCTCTAATATAAATTCCTTCTCAATTTCTAATGCGCTAACAATGATTTCTTTAAGTTTCTTTTCAGGTATTTTTTTCTCAATATGACTGTTGTATAAATGACAAGCAAAATCACAATGCATACCTTCGTCTCTAGAAATTAATTCATTGGAGAATGTTAATCCAGGCATTAGACCTCTCTTTTTTAACCAAAAGATAGAACAAAATGAACCCGAAAAAAAGATACCTTCAACAGCCGCAAACGCAACTAATCTTTCAACAAAAGATTCAGAATTAATCCATTTAATAGCCCAATCAGCTTTCTTTTTAATTGCTGGGATTGTATCTACTGCACGGAAAAGATGCATTTGTTCTTCTCTATCTTTAATGTATGTGTCAATCAATAATGAATATGTTTCACTATGGATATTTTCCATCATTATTTGAAATCCGTAGAAAAATTTTGCTTCAGTATATTGAACCTCATTTACGAAGTTCATTGCTAAATTCTCATTAACAATACCATCCGATGCCGCAAAAAATGCCAACACATTCTTAATAAAATGTTGTTCATCATTATTAAGTTTATGCTCCCAGTCAGTAATATCTTGACCTAAATCAATCTCTTCTGCTGTCCAAATACACGCTTCTTGTTGTTTGTACAATTTCCAAATATCCTCATGTTCTATTGGGAACAAAACAAATCGGTTTGGGTTTTCAACCAAAATTTTCTCTACCATAATTTATTGTTTTTTTAGTTAGTTACGCGAGTTTTTGTTTTCTCGTCTAATAGTTTTCTAATTCTTTGCTTGTTTTTTTCTTCTTTGTCTTGTTCAAAACCAAGCATAGTGCTTTGTGAATCAGTATCAATCGTTAAATACTCATTGTTAAAGTGGCAGTTATCAAATATAACACCATCTCTACCAACTCTAGATTTTAACAATGTAAGAGTTGCCAAATTTAATTCTTTTTGTTGTAATGTTTTACCAATAGATAAAACTACGTGACCAATTTGTGCTTTCTTAATAGAACCACCCATTTGGTCCGTTGTAACTACTTCGCTTTTAATTGATTCTCTATTACCTTGTGTTGCAGTCCAGATTGCAATATCAAACTCAGAAGTCATCGATTCCAATTGTCTCATAATAGCACCTTCACCTTTCCATTCTTCACCAAATGCACTTCTTTCTGGTGAAATACAATCAACATAGTCCAGTGTTAATAAATCTATTTTAAAACCATCGGCAATCATCTTTCTTAATTTAGATTTAATTTCACTAACGGTTACAGAATCACTAGGTAATTTTAATAACCTAATTTGACCTTTAGACCTTTCTTTGGCTTCATTAACTCTTTTTTCAACCTCTTCAGGAACTTCTGTTTGGTCGTCTGGCGCAATCCCAGACCAAATTGTAAAATGCTTTCTTTTAATATTATTGACGTTATCCTCAAAAAATATTTGAACAACATTAAAATCATTATTAAACGCTGCGTTCGCAAACTTGGTTAGTAACGTTGTTTTACCAGTACCTGTTGGTGCTAATACCACACCTAACTCACCTCTACCTAGACCACCCTTTAATAAGTTATCAACGCCCACAACACCTGTTGGTATAGCGGTTCTACAATCTTTTTGTAATGCCGACATGACATCGTCAAAAATATCTGTCATATCATGATCAATCACACCAACCTGTAGTGCTTTTTGAATAATATTTTCAATTCTTTTGTATGCTTCAAATTCACCGTCATTAGTTATCGCCTCAACTTCTTTTAATGCTTTCTTTAACACTTGTTGTTTACAGAAATTAAGGGCACTGCCTTGAATGTGCAATGCATCGTTAATTTCTATAGTTTGAATATCACTTAATGTGTCAATAATAACTTTAGAAGACGATGAACCTTCTTTTGTTTCAATTAAAATTTTATTTTTAATAGTTTCATAAGCTGGTATTGAATTTAAGGTTATATACAACTCTTTAATATGTTCCATAATCACTCTAAAATACACACCATCAAAGTAGTTGCTTTCGATAACTTCAACAATTGAATCACCGAATTTTTTATCTTCAATAATTGTTTTTAATAATGATTGTTGGAATCTAGGACCCAAATAACCAAAATTCATTTCTTTCGACATAATCTTTTTTTTTAAATTAAATTAAATAACTATATCTTACAGTTCATACTGTAGATATACCGTTTCTAGGTCTTCTCTTGACATTATGTCAGTTAAATCAGATAAAATTCTTCTCAAATTTGGTCTAATGTCAACCGAGTATCTCACTTTTGGATGGAACACACTCGCAAGGAAAATCCTTTCAATAAATACATCGTTACCTTGTTTCACTTGTAACAAAAAGTATTGTTCTTCGGTTTCTTTTGGGTCTTCCACGTATGTCGAATTCAGGATATAATTTTGATTTTCAACCAAATAATTGGAACTTTTTATTTTTAAATCCTCACTAATTTCTACACAAATATCTTGTATATAATAGTGCAGGTCCATAGACCGTCTACTAACTGGGTTATAGTCGTGGACATTAAAAAATCTTTGGCAGATGATGTTATTGTCCAACGTCAAAAGGAATTCAAATTTGTTTTGTTCTTGGATGTTCATGTTTTAAATTTTAAATTTTATTATTTTTTTATTTTTTTCTTTTCTGGTTAACCTCAGAAAGGGGTTTAGAAATTTTATCCAGGCGTCTTCTTGTTTGGGTAATACGGTGAACATCCCGTCATCCATCATCATTTTCATAGTATTTTTATATGATCGCCCTTCGGAATCCAATGTTTCATTTATTAAGTCAAGTATTTGCGTTTTCGCATCATCAGTTAATATTGGTTCCGTTAAATCAACTATTTTTTCATTTGTTTCGAAAAATTCTTCACCTAGTACCCCTAATTTGCTAACACCAGTAAGTAAATTCTGTAAGGTTTTGTTGTGTTTATCCACTTGCCATATTTCTTCTGCTTTAGTTCTAACCTCGTTAAGTGTTAAAATTTTTGTTTGCATTTCAGGAAATAACCCAATCATCCTTTTCAGTCCTAAGTTTCTAATACCAAATATGTTATCAGATGGGTCTCCGCACAGCATTTTTACAATTTTAACATTTTCAATTAAGATTGTTTCATGGTCGTATTCAATATTATCCCCTGGTTTATATATTTTGCCATGTGCTGGATTATATAAATCAGTATCAACTGAAACTAATTGTGCTAAATCCCTATCTGATGAATAGATGATTTTTTTCTCTTTGGGTGAATTTTGTGAATAATAGGCAATACAATCATCTGATTCGCAATTTTGATATTCGCCTTGGCGTACGTATAACTCTTCTAGATATTGTTTAATTCGAACTCTTTGATAACCGTATGAACTTTGTGCTTCATCCGTCCATCTGTTACTTCTTCTTGTGTCTTTGTATAAGTGGTAAATTTTTTTCCGAGTGGCGGCACTGTCGGCACCATCCCAAAAAACGCATATCTTGTCTAGGTGGTATGTCTCAAATGATTTTCTAAGAGTATTGAGAAAATGATAAATTCCTCCAATATGTTTTCCCTTATAGAAGTAATTTTTGACACCAAAAAAACCAATCGTAAGTAAATTGTCACCATCAACAAGCAGTACAGACATTTAAAATTTAAATTATAATGTTAAAAAACTATTCCTCTTCTGTGACAACTTTTAGTTTAGAAATTTCGTCAATACTAACTTCTAATCTTTCACTAATATAGTTACCATAATCTTTTTTGTATTCTTCAATACTTTTCTTCTCTTCTGGTTCTGACTTACCCGGCATAAAACCATGTGCTGTAACAATAATCTTACCATCCTCATATCCTAAACCATTTACGTGGTTTTTCATAATTGAGATTTTAGTTCTTACAGCCATTTTAACTTTTCTACCATCTTTAGTGATAGCAATCTTAGTTGTGCCGGCATTTTTTTCATTACCAAAACGGAAAACTAATGTTGAGTTTAACCAGATGGCTTCGCCACCTTTAGCTTTAATTTTAGGTTGACCAAATGGATTATCTGGTAACTCTACCCAAGGTTGGTTTACTATAATTAGTGTGTTTGTAAATTTCTTATCACTTCTTCTTGAACCTGAAATTCTTTGATTAATTCCTTGACCAATTTTATCTGATAATACTCTGGCGTTATGTTGTGCACCACCTTTACCATCAAAAGTCATCTTACATGGAACTGACCCTACCGAATCCCAAAGGAAACATAAATCGTAATCCAATTCACCTTTATCTTGTGCATCTAATAATTCACCAATATAATCAGTAATTTGTTCAATGTATTCAAAGTGATTGTTAAATAAGAAAAATCCATCAAATGTCTTATCTCCAGTTTCCTTGTCAATGCTTTCTTCAACTTCAAAACCCATAAGTTTTGCGTGTGGAAAATCCCATTTTTGTTCTGTAATGATAAACACTGGTAATATACCTTTCTTTTGTGCATCTACCGCCGTTTTTACCAATGCTGTTGTCTTACCAGTATCAGAATGCCCTAGAAGCATGTTTAAATGCCCCATAGCTGGTCCAGGTATACCTACTGCGTCTGAGAATGCGTCACCAAGATCAAAGAATCTATCTGGCTTAAATGACGCCTCTTTTGAGAATTTTTTCTTTATTGCTGAAAAATCGTTTTTCTTAATTGCCATAATATTTTTTTTTAAAAAGAGGGACCCTTGTCTCCCTTAGATTAAAATTTGACAAGGGCCCTCAACATCTTAATTAGAACGGTAAATCTTCGTCTACCTCATCAGTGTCTTGTGGATCAACTAATTTCTGTGTCTCAGTCGCTCCCAAGTCAACTTGTCCGTCGTCACCATAAACCCATTTCTTCTCTTCAGTGTTCCATTTTGGGGTATAACCCTTAGCAACACCTTCTAGATATTCTTCTGGCTTTTTAGAGTACGCGTCTGCCCATGTTAAATCATCCATTAACCATTCTGTTGCTTGTCCTTCGTTTGTACTGATTGGACTAGCATCATCTGGGAAAATTGATGAAATGGTTGTGTATTCTCCGCCACTTGGCTTCTTAGTTAATGTTAATGAAATAACTAAGTCACGACCATTTTTAGGGTCTGTAATATCGCCCTTATTGCGCATGATTGGCACAATTTTATCTAGAGGACCATCACCTTTTGAGTTGTGCTTAAATCTCCAGAATTTAACACCGTCTTGCTCATTATCTCTGTCGATAACTTTAACGATATAAAAACGTTTAGGATTGTAATTTTTAGCCAATTCTCTATCGGCTTCATTACCTGTGCTACGAAGTGCTTCGTTTACCTCGGTTAAAGGTGAACGCTTACCTTCATTTTTTCCTGGGTCATATAATTTAACCCACTTACCATCCACTTGGATTTCGTGGAACCATACCTCTTTAAATGGTGATGTACCATCCTTCATTGGGATGATTCTGATTCTTTTTTCTCCAGAAGACACACCTTTTGTTAAGATGGGTGCGAAATACTTTTTCAATCTCTCTTCTGAACTAACTCTTTGGGCTGCTCCCGCTGGTTGTTTGTTTTTCTCATACTGGTTGAGAATTGCATCTAATGCTGACATAATGTTACGTTTTAAATGAATAAATTTTGTTATGAGCTAATATAAATAAAAAAACCCGAATTAAAAAATCCAGGTTAATTATTTTAATAAAAATCGTTTTTTTAGCTAAATAGCGTGTTAGAACCTTAGGTAGGTTCCCCCCAATTAATTAAGTAGTTCGCAAAAGTACCCATAGAATCCGTTCTTTTAGTGACATTATACCCATAAGTGTTTTTTAACACATTTGCCATATTATCATCCATACTTCTTTCGTCAATAAAAGCATTGTACTGTCCTTGAGACGTTGCGCCGGTTATCACATTATTCACATATGATAATGAACTTCTTGTCGAATCTGTGTTTGTTGTTGCTAATGAACCTGATATCATTTTCTATATATTTTATTCTAATGTTAATTTGTAAGCTAATTTGTTTATTGTTGCCAACATTTCGTCTCTAATATTTAACAAATCACTATCTTTAGTTGGTTCTAATTCATTACTTAATGAAATTAAAAAACCTTTAATATTTTGTAAAAATTCAACAATTTTAACATCCGTTAAATTGTCAATTCTAATATTCTTGTCTTGCTCTTCCAAAACAAATCTACCTTGTTTACCCATAGCCGTTTCAACATACGTGTCGATAAAACCTTCTAATGTTGAGTATGTTTTACCAAATGCGATATGTCTTGCATATCCTTTAGTTTGCCAATGTAATATTCTTAATTGGACCTGTATTTCTAAAAATTTTTGAACACTAGTATTGAGTATCATCTTGTAATGGGTTGAATGTTTTTGCTATTTCATCCTTAGAGTAATTTTCAATGTCATTTTTAGTTAAAACGTATTCGTTTTTACCTGATGCTTGCATTTCAGCTTGCTTCATTGAGAAAAAATCATTAGGTTTTTGGTTAAAAGGATATGAGTCCAATGAACGCATTTCCAATTTCTCTTGTGGAGTTGTTGGTTTCATTGATTCAATTTTAGAACCTAATTCGTCTATTTTTAATAAAACCTGATCCATCTGCGCTAATTTTGTTTCCAAATCAGCTAACTTACTGAACGCGTCATCCATTTTTTGTAAAACGGCGGTATTTTCACCTTTTGACGATTCTAAGTCATTTTTTATATTTTTTGTCATGTTAACCAATTCGGTAACATCGACTTCTTCAGTATCACCGCCTGCTGCTGGAGCATCTAACGCCGGATTTTCTGGAAGTGCCCCTAAATCCGCTGCTGGAGCGTCTTCTGGTGCTGGAGTTAGTGACGCCGCAGGATCGGCTGGTGGTGGAGGCGCTGGTAATTCCTGTTCATTCAAATTTGAAGCATTTCTATTAATACTTTTAAATCTGTTTAATTCTTCAAGGAGTTTTTTTTCTAGCATGATTTTAATCTTGTAATAATTGTCTACCGTCTTCGGTAATATATTTTTTATTTATTCTTTCAACAATACCGTCTTTTGACTTAATTGTATAACACTCCCCGGTTTGTAAGTCACAAACCTCTTGTTCTTTTCCATCCTCAGATTGGGTTTTAACCATTTTTGGATTTAAGAACTGATCTATTGAACTGTTTCTATTATTTTCCATAACTTTATTTTATAAATATCTAAAAAATCTTAATTTTCACTATTCGGGCTTAAAATAAATAACGTAACCGTCTTGCACTTTTAACTTCCTCATTAATTGGGGTGACATTGCTATACCATAAGTTGTATCTGGTAAACCATTATGTACCGCGCCAGAAAACAGACCAGTTGTAAAGTTTATTGAAGGTAGAACTTTTAATGGATTTGGAACACCTGTATCAGTGGTATTCTTAGCCAAAAATGGGTTATAGAATATCATATTGATATTTGATATCTCAGATGCTGACTTGTTTGAAAAATCGAATCTAGTTGAGAAGTAATAATCAATATTTTCATTAATGTCGCCAAATGTTAAAATATTGTTGTTTTGAGCTTTTGTTGTAACGGTCATTTCTGTGTTGTTAGGTAATGTGTAGTTCGGCCCACCCATTTGAACCACTCTAGCACGTAGCCACTTGTCTTTAACACCGTTAATTGTGTGTTCAACATATTGGATATATTTTTCACCGTTCTGACCGTTGTATGGGATACCTGAAAGGAATCCGGATTCACTTAACACAACTTCCCCATTAACATTAAGTGGTCCTAAGTCGTATTCAACAGTTTTACCGTTTATCGTTGCACTCTTGGTTGTGGTTGTAACAGCATTTGCTTCTTGTTTTTTCTTAAACGCGGCCTTTAATATTTTGTCAAATAATGGTCTATATGCCGCAACAAAACTATCCTTTATGTTTGGTAAATTATCGTTGGGTATTCTAGCGCCTTTAAAAGTTGTGTCAATTTGATTCGCTTTAATACTGTGAGAAACTTCGGTGATAAAATATGTACCTTCAAACATAGGTATATTATTTAAATAAAAATACATTGTTGGTTGTATCATAGCGTTACCCATAGAAGAAACCTCACATGTGTATGAATATGTTCTATACAAATCAAATAAATTAACATCTACTTGATATGTGTTAGAACCAGATTGTGACCTACCTAAATTTTCATACGCCAAGAATGTTTCTGATGTTGGTGTTTTAGAATCTTGACTTAACGAAACGTTTTTAAACATACTTTGTGCTTGATCCCCAAAATTAACCTCAAAACCCACAACCCTATTTGACTTACTAAAATCTGTATCCATAAACAGTTGTTGTGAAACTAATAATGGATTTTTATTAACATTACGAATATCGGCACCGTCATTCTTAAATTTGTTTTTTGGACTAACCTCACCCATTGATAAGTGTTTTGATGATGGTCCTATATATTGTAAAATCATTTTAGGAGATGATTCTTGATAGTCAACTTCTAAAAATGTTCCAAATAAATTTCTAGCAAGATTTTTGGATGGGGTAATTCTTTTCTTGTCAGAAAAGTTTGTACCATAAAAATTAACGTAGGCCGGTAATGGTCTAAAGTCAATATTATTACCTTGAATTAAAATTGAAATCATACCCAATAAACTTTTATTTGCATTTCTTGGGTCTGCCAATGGTTTTAATCTATCCAAACTCATGTATAGTTCGTTGCCAATATCCTTATTAGCTCTATCTAAGAATAAAAATTCTTCCAAAAGATTTCTTTGTCCTAATGAATTACCAGAAACCCATTTATCATTAAACGATTTAAAGAAATTGTAGGTTTCTAATTTAGTTGTCTTGTCGGTATTAAAACCTCTATAAACCGTTACTGGAGTCGTTGTGTCGATTGGTAATTTTCCAACCTTCAACATCAATCCATTAAAATATGTATCAAATCTTTTTTCTTGTGGGATTACTATATTCTCATTTAGATATGCTCTAAAGGTTGTTACAGTAGGGTTATATGATGGGTTATCCACTAAGTTCTTAGCTAAATACCCCGCATATATTCTAGCTAGTAATCTATGTGAATAGATGTTTTCCTCATTTAATTCAACATTGGTTGTGGCGAAATAATCTAAATAATGCCCGTCAATATCTTCACCAACATATAATTTAATTAAATTTAAATTATCTGAAGTAACCTGTGAAACATCAAAATCATTATCTGAATATGTTTTGACTAACCCAGCAGCACCGTATAATGTGTAATTATCAATTTGTTTTGCATTCCCAATTGTTAACTTAACTAGGTTTTCATTCTTTAAAATGTCGTCAGTTATATTTTTTAATACAACTATTTGTTCTTTTATTATCGAATTAAAATCAGTTGCTGTTACATTTGCTTTTTTTAATGTAACAATTTCCCTTAATAATTCTTGAAAATTACTGTGCTTGTAACTAGTTGTTGTTGTTTTACCGTCTGTGTTTAATTTTAATGTTGAGAACTCTAAAAACATGGCTTCAAAGTCATCTAACATTTTTGGGCTAAATGTTGCCATCAAATCAATTACCTTTCTTTTATTTCCTTTTAACGAATATTCATTAGTTGTAATTGTTTTAAATTTCTCACCATATGTTGGCATTGTCAACCCACTATAATTTGGATAATCTTCGTTTTCTGGGTCCCAAATTAATTTAAATGAATCTTGTTCAATTTGTTTGTAATCAGTTTCTAAATCCTTAAGTTGATTTCCACCAAAAGAAGGTAACACAGTATAGTTTGCATTACTTGATGAAAGTATTGAATTGTCCACCATAAATGATAATGTGATACCATTACTTTGATATGGTAATGATGTTAATTTTCTAACAGCTCCAGAACTATAAGCAGATGCAAAGTTTGTTTTCATTTCGGAACTATTCAAAACTAAATCCCCTGCTTTCTCATTTCCAGTGGTAGTGCCTGGTGAAAAATAAACATATCCGTTAACCACTTGATGAAAGATGTCTTGATATAATGGGTAAAAACCAACAGTTTCTACTGGGAAAGAACTTGTTGTTCCAGTTGTATAAATTGTTGATCCACTAACATATGTTGTATCACCACCATAATTAAACGTGGTACCTGACGTGTTATCAAAAAATTTACTAGATGTAATTGAATTTGTAACACCAGAAATTATATCAACACCTTCAGTTAAATATTTTTTATATCTATGGTAGATTGACCCCCATTTTAAAATTAAATGGTATGGTATAAAATGCGATGCGCCAACCTCTCTAAAAAGGTTAGACATTAATATTTTACTATTACCATTATACTCTATAATATCATCTAAATCCTTAAATGGTAATGAGTTTAATAAAAGATATGCTGAACCAGAGTATCTTCCTACGTTACCACCTTTAAAAAAGTCAGAATATATTTGGTTGTGGAAATATGGTGTATTTAATATGTTTCTAGTAGTTCCACTTAATTCAATTTTATTTATAAATAAATTATCTTTATACGTGTCATTAATCCACATTTTAGGTTCAATAGGTGAACTAATAAATGAATCATTTGAATTTATTGACAATATATCATTAAACTTAAAATCGTCACCATTTAGTGCTCTACCTAAGTAATTCTTATATGTTGTTGAACCAAACGGATATTCTTCAAATCGATATTCTTGAACCTCGTATTTTTTTATACTATTTTTTAAAGCGTCATATGAACCATCTGTATAATCAACTTTTCTAATTTTATCATATTCTTCAATTTTAAAATCCCTTTCAATTATCTCTTTTAAATAATCAACAGTTGCTATCTTGTCTTTGTAATAAGGGTGTCTTTCAAATGGAGAATAACTTGTTAAATATTTTTCATACCCAGCGGTTCCGGATAAAAGATATTCTTTATATATCGGACCTCTTAACATTGCTTTTAAATCAGGATCGTTATTTAACGCTCCCTCAATTGTTTCATACTCCTTATCTCTTAATTCTACAATAGCGTCTGTTGAAAATGACTCATATGATGTTGAATAAAAACCTCTTTCATATACTTCATACAATAAATTACTAATTGTTTTATCATTATATCCCTTCATATTTGATATGTTAAATAATGTTGAGATATTATTAACAACTCTATCATCATTATCTTTAGGGAATATGTAATTTAACTTACTAACATCAATTTCATTATTTGTTAATGGATCAACTCTTTTAGTTGCAACAGATTCGTATGTCTCAATAAATTCAACTTCCGGCCAAATAATTGGGTCATTTGCTTTAATGCCATTTGCGATTTGTGCGTCGCCTGGATACATTAAAGTTGACGTGTTTTCGTTAATTTGTTTCTTAACTTGTGGCCAAGGATATAATCCCTCATTTTTGTTATCTACAATACTTCTTGCTGTTAGTATTGATTGTCTTTCTTTTGAACTTTGAATTGCTTTAACGTGAACATCTTTCATTAAACGAATGTAAGTGTCTGCATTAGCACATATCACGGCAAATATATTTCTGATTGTTGGTTTAAACCCGATACCTAAATCTGAATCGTTTTCAATGATTTCATTCATTTTGGTTTCCAACTTGTTTTCTAATTCATTTCTTTGTGCAACAAATTCGTTTTTAATATCATTGATGTCGTTAACCAAAATATCAAACGCAACACTAACTTTACCGCCCTTTGTACTATAATACCTTTTATTTAAAACCCTATCAAATGTTATTGTTTTTAATGATATACCGGTATCTTTAATTAGGTTTTTATCTAAAGTGACACCAAACGCTTGATTATTGTACGCTCTTTCTTTGTATTCATTTATTTTCTTGTTAAGTGCATTTTTAGTTGTACCCGTTATACTACTTAAACTAATACTACCCGCCTTGGTATCTTCTTCACTTGCAACTTTTGTCAATGGATAATATGCAACACCGTCATTTTCCGGATTATCTGGTTGTCCTAAATTTAAATAAGACCTACCCCAGGCATCAATACCTTTTTGAAAAGCTGTAATAATATTTTCATACTCTTTAACAGAACCTAAAACTTTAAAGTCAACAACATTTTTAAAAATTTGTGTTTCCAATAATCTTTCCGCAGATTCTGCGGTCATAACTAAATCTCTTAATGTTTTAATTGGAAAGTTTTCTGGAATTAGTTTTTTATTCTTATAGTCGGAGTATACCGATTTTAAGATAGAATAACCCTTTGTTGATTGAGATATTTTTTTCTCAATTAAACCTGTTTTTGTGTTTTCGCGATATGGTTCAGAGTTTTCGACCATATACATATATGGCGCAGCTAAAATATTTTGTAATAATATGTCGTTTAAATAAGCAAAAGTTGAACCAACAAATTTTGTAGTAATTTCAAAATTTCCGGATGTACCATTGAACTTACTTTTAAAATCAACCATGTGCAATCTATAACGAATTGCTTTACCGTAATACCCTTTTACCGTTAAATAAAATATCGGCCAAGGTAAATGAAAAAATGCTTGGTATGGTGAATTTTTGGGTGATTCAAATAATGTTTTACCTCTAGCATCGATTAAATTAATACTAACCTCTGGTATTGCGTTTGCACCTTTAGTAACAATATTAATACTTTCAAAACCGAAACTTTGACCAGAGCCGTCAGATATTTTTTCTTGAACATCTACGTTTGATGATAAAGCATCATTAGCTGCTGGGGTGAAAACGTCTGTCCAACTAGTATCGTAGTTTTGACCATTTTGATTACGTAAAAAATTTAATTCCCCGCCAGCAATTGAAATCATTGTGTTTTCATCACCGTTAGAAAATAAAGTTGTTCTAGGAACTAAATCGGCTTCTAGATTAACATACATGACCAAGTTTTCATGGTCAACCAATCTACTATGTATTTCACCATCATTATCAACAATACTAGATGGGTCGATATAAACAAGGTTTTGTTGGTCGACTTTGACAAGTATGTTTTCATTGATGCTGATTCTATTATTCGCCATAATATAGTTTATACAATTCTACCCCTCTTTTATAATCTTGTAAAGTGTTAACTAGCGGAAAAGGTATTCTTATTGTAGTATTATCCGGAATTTCAAACTCCATAGAACCAGAACTAGGGTTTGCCATCATGATTATCCAACCAAATAAGGGTGAATTGTAAAATTCTTGTGAAAGTTTATCTAATCTATCTTTATTTTTTCTGTATTGGATATATTTGTCACTAGATTTAACAGGTATTTCAATACCTGGAACAATTTTGTGTTCTTCATCTTCTACAAAATATTGATACCTGTCAAAATATTGGTTCATCTTAAATAATTTAATTTAACTCCACTACTATTATCTTTTGAGTTTAGCACTTTTTTTAATTTTTCATTTTCTGGTCCCGTTAATGTTACATCGGTAATAGCATATAATAATGGATTTGTATCTTTAACATTTGGATGTTTAAATTTAATTTTCTTTTCTTTAGTTGTGAGTATCAATTTTTTCATTTTTTTACTCATTTTAGAAATTATATTAGGAGTAAAGAAAAGAGTATCTGGTGAATCCTTATAAAGTGTTTCTAATTTTGTTATATCCGCTTCAGTTATAAAATACCCAATAAGGTCTTTAAAAACATCATCAGGTAATGTTGTATTATGTACTGAAATAAAATCAATAGTTGTGGTTAAATCATTCGTAAATGATTCAGGGTGTTCTTTTTGTATGAAAGTAATAACCTTTTTATATCTATCGTAAAAATCGGCAGGTATAAAATTAGCTGCTTGTTTTCCTGTTATAGTTTCTTTATCTGTTTTACCGTCCTTGCCATTTGTACTTAAAATAAAATTTAATTTATCAAAAATTTGGACAACTTTATTTCTTGCTGATTCTATCTCAGTTAATTTAACACCCTCAAGATCAGATATTTTTGTTTTAATTAAATCTAAAATAAACTGCTTTAAAATTAAATCTGATTGAGTAATTTTATAATCCTGTAAGAATGAATCAAATTCAAAAAAGGTACTTATGCTAGAAATACTATTAACTTTTTTAGTTAATCCCTGATTAAAATTATTAACCAATATTGAATAATCTGTTTTACTATCATATACCCCCAATAATTCAATTTCAGTTGTTGTTGAAACAGAATCATTTACATCCATTTTATATTTTTTTCTATAATTTGGTGAAATGAATAATGGCATTAACAATGGTCCATTAATAACCAATAACTCATTATATTTCGTTTTTAAACTATCAAAGTATAATTTTGTAGATTCAAATATACTATTCTCGCCTTGTTCTAAAACGTATGGTAAGTAAGATAATTTATCAGTTCCTTCTAGTAAACCAATATATGTGCCATCAATTGGTTTGTTTGGTGATTCACTAACTGTTGGTTTTGTAGGTGTTTTAGGTGCTGATTCTAAAATTTTTGTTAATTCAGCTATATTGAATTTCGTTCTGTCTTCAGTTGCTGTTGAGCGATGATCATAAACTTCAGTGTTTCCATAAAAGTTAAAACTCAATGCATTTTGTAACTTAGCAACTGGTTCTTTTAATCCTTGACCGCCGATAAAACTAATTTGCATCGTAACGTTGGCAATCATGGGTTGAATACCGATACCCTCTGGATTCATATCTAAAGGCGCATCATCGTAGTTTATTTGTATATTACCAATAATAACTTTTGAATGATAAAAGTCACCAATTCTCAATACACAAATTGGTGGTGGACCAAAAGTTGTATTTCTAGCATCTAGATTCATGATGTCACTAATATCCTTAATTGGGATGGTGTCTCCAGGTCTTAAACATTGTTGTAAAAATGTTAATCTAGAATTTAATCCCTCAGGTGTCATCGAATGGAACGCTGGGTGAAAATATTTTAATTTGTCCTTTAAGGCACTATATGCTAACGGTGATGATTCCTCTAATTGTTGAAAATAAAAACATTCTGATAATATTTTCATTATTATTAATTTCAACGCATCCAATGGTGGTTTTCTATTAACAGTATCGGTTTCAACATCAATCTCGATTTTTGGTGGGTAAACACGCTCACTACCAAAATCTTGTAGTGGTTCACTGTCATATGGGTCAAACCCCTCACTTTCTACTGTTTCATCAACTGAAGTATAATTTAAATTTACTTTTGTGTGACGACATAAGAATGTAATTGGCGCTGCGATTTTTAATCCTGAGGTGTTTAGTAATTCAATACCATGACAATCAAGACCACCGCAATCACTATTTTTTGTGTTTTCACCTAACATAACGAATTTAATAATTACATTACCTTGTATATCATCACTGTATCCTAAATCTTTAAAAGAAATAGTTATTTCTTCTGTTCTTTGTGCTGGATTACTTTTTAATTCTGCTGGAGTTGCTTTCCACGTAAAACTAGGCACAGTACCACTTTTAGATATAGATTTTAAAACGTATTTTGCAACGCTATCAGATCTTCTAAACGCTAATTTAATATTATATTTTTCATCAGCAACAAATGATGTTGATGATTGCATTTCAAGTTTTACTTCTTTAATTTTTTTAGCTTCAATATCTTTTTTAATTGCGGCTGTTGCATCTTTAAGTTTATTATAATTTGTGTCTAATTTAGTGAAACCCTCATTTAGTTCGGTAACTGTTTTACCTGTAACACTAGGATCTGGGTTTTCATTATTGTATAATGTGTTTCTATCTTTTTTATTGCTTGCCGAATTACTTGCAAATATACTTGCTAAACCTGTTGCTAATTTAGATTGATATGTTGACTTTAATGCCACATAAGAAGTATATTGTGCCTCATAATCTGAATCAGCATATAAACCATCTTGAGGATGTGGTTGGTCGTTTCTAAAATATAAGTCACCATCAAACGATACTGGTTGTCCTGATGCACCGCCAGTGTCAAATGGTTCTGATTGATAAGGTAACAACCCATCGCTGTTATTAGGGTTTGTGGACACAATCTCACCAGCAGTTCTTTTAAATTTTAGTTTAAGATAATCGTCGCTAGTTTTACCATCACGATAATAACTTAACCAAATTTGTATAATCTCAATTTCTTCGGATTCCAAATTACCATAACGTCTAATTAAATCATAGAAATCTAATTG